GTTGAATGTGGTGGTGCCTGATGTGGCCATTTAGCAGGCTGCTCCGCCTTTTTTGTAGCCCTTGGCCATCATGCCCCCGCCCATTTTGCCAATGGGCTTGCCCATGGCCATGCGCTTGTGCTCATTCATGCCGCCTTTGTTGGCCATGCCGCCCTTTTTCATGCGAACAGGACCAGTGGTCTTGCTTGTTTCGGACATTACCTTGTTTGCAGGGCCGCTTTCAACAGCACCGCCGCCACGAGTGGCGCAACCCATTCCTTTACCAGCCATGATCATGCTCCTTTTTTCATTGCACGGCCCTTGACGTCGGCCGTTTTACGTTTGACAGCACGACCCATCTTGTCGCCCATGTCAGAGTCTTTCATCATCTTGCCGTCAGGCATCTTGTGCATGCCTACCGCGCCGCCTTTTTTCATTTTGCCAACGCCATCGGCCGCAAAAGCAGGCACTGATTTGCCGCCTTTTTTGACCATTTTCATCGGTGCTTTCATGTCATCCGTCCTTTTTGCATGTCATCGAGCTTTTGCTCGATTCGGTTAAACCGTTGATCCATGTGGACAACAAGTTTCTCAACTCGATCGTCCACTTCCCTGCGCGTGATGTGGTCCCTGGCAACCTCTTCGCGTGTGCGGTTAAGCAAAATTCCGAGCCTGGACAGCTCGTCGAACTTGCCTTTAAGCAAAAACCCCATGAGGCCCACTACCGCTGTCAAAACGATGTTCCATACCATCATCTCCATGTCAGCACTTCCATCGCGCCAGGGCGGCGGCCTTACGAGTCGGTTTACCCTTCTCGTCTTTCATCGGTCCCGGCATGCCGCTCATGCGCGCGCAGAACGAGTCCTTGCGCTTACCGCCCTCAGGCTGCGGGGCTTTCAAATTGCTGCCCGTTGCCGCGTTGTACTTTGCACGGCCTTTGGCAGTCAAGCCCGCCCCCTTGGAGACGGGCAATTTCTCGCCGCGACCGACCGAAAGGGAGGGGGTCTTTTTAGCCATTACTGCGCTGCCCCACCATAAAACAACAGTGTCACGCTGGTAACTTCAGCACTGGAAACATCAATAAACACCCCTGAGTCAAAGAGAATTCCCATATCCGGGAGGATAAGGTCAGTAGCTCCAGCCGCAGCAGGTGTAACAATGGTCAGCAGGGCTGTGCCTGCGGTAGTGCTGCCGTTCTTCAGGGAAAAAGACGCGGCTGTAGCGGTGTTTGTGAAGTAAATACCAGCTACTCTTGTGCGGCCCGCAACTGCATGGCCATCAGCAGTCTTTGTGACTGCCTGAATATTGCTGTTGCTCATGATGGCCCCTGGTTAAGCGGTACGCGTGAAGACGTATGCTGTGGCGCTGGAGAACATGATGGTGAATCGTGCCAAGCCGGTAACGCCAGAGGCCACAGTCAGGTCACCAAACGAACCGGCTGTGTCAGCAGCTGCGCTGGACAAGATACCGTTGACTGCAACAGCAATAGTCACGGTGTTTGCGCCGCCGGTGTTGTCCACGTACAGTTCCAGCACAGTGCCTTTAGTAGCGCCAAGAGCTGCGCCAAGCAAAGTGCCGGTAGGCAAAGTGATGGTCGTAGCGGCAGCCGAAGTGGATGTGATGTAGCCGGTTGCAACTTCAGCGGCGGTGGCGGTTGCGGTGGCGTTGATCGCGGCCTTTGTGGGGTGGTTCTGATCAGTGAAAACCAGGTTGGTAGTTGTCAAATCGGTCACGCTGGTAGCGGTGCCAAAAGTGGCATCTACAGTAACAGCACCGGAGGTGGGGCTGACGGTGACAGATTGAAAGCCGTTCTGCGAGCGAACTGGGCCGGTAAACGTGGTGTTTGCCATGATTTTCCTTACATGCAAGTTGAGGCGCATCTATCTGCATGTCGTCAGCCGGGACTGTCAGATGCGCCGAGAAACCCCGGAGTGCGTCCAATATAACCTATTTACAAAAAAAGAAAAAGGGGCCGAAGCCCCTTTTTATTGGCCGGGAACCCCCGACCCTTTTTCGCTTAGGCTGCGCCTGGCGAACCGAACATGCCGCGTGGGTCGCTGAAGCCGAAGCTGTAGCGTTCCCGGGCCTTGTAACGGACGTTGCCGGTGTCAAAGTCACCTTCGAAACCGGTCTTCATGGACACGCGCTCGAACATCTTCATGCCGTTAGGTGCGTCAGTCTTGAGGAAGAACGCATCTGGATCGGTCAGGAAGTTGTTGACCACGTAGCCCTGAGGCACCATGCCCATGTTCTTGATGGCGTTGACATCGTTATCAGCAGTACCGACGCGCAGCGTGGACTTCATGATACGGTCAGCAGTGAACATCAGCTCTTTGGGGATGATCAACTTCAAGCCTTGCACGGCGATCTTCAGGCCGCGTTCATCGGTGAACGCTGCGATGTCGATCAGGGCCTGTTCCAAGGAGGTCTCGGACAAGTCAGCGGCAGTGGCCAGAGTGTTGGACAGGTTTGGACCGCTCAGAGTGGGGTGAGCAGTGGAGCACAAAGCAACACCGTCGCCACCAATAGAGGTGGTGAAAGCGCCGTTCAGCACAGCTGCAGCCTTGATCTGCTTGGTTTGAGCCATGGAGCGAGCCAGAGCCTTGGTGTAGCGGGCCGACAGGCGGTCGTAGAGGTTGTCCTCAACGGCTTCTTCGGTCAGCGAGAACGCCAGGGCGATGGTCTCGTGGGTGTAGCGAGCAGTGTAGACCTCTTGTGCTTGGTCGTACGAAACGCCAGCGCCTTCAGTCTTCACAGGAGCTTCGCCGAAGCCCGATTCCATGACTTCCTCTTCAAACGCGCGATCCGAAGATTCGATAGCGTAGATTTGGGTGTGTTGGTTCTCGTAGTTTTTGTACTCGAGGCCGAACAAGGCATTGAGACCGGGCTCAAGTTCCTTGACCAGTTGTGCGCGTGAAATTGCCATTTATGTTCTCCTTATTGACCAGCAACACCTGTACTGCCGTACACGTGTTCGTTGATCTTGACTACCACCACGGCGAAAGAGCCGAACTCGTTGGCTGGCACGTTGTACAAGCCTACAGTCTTCAGGTTCAAAGCAGCAGTTCCGTTAGCAAGCGTAGCAGAGTTCAACTCCATGGTGGAAACGCCAGTAGTGGTGCTCCCGCCTGTGCCAATCACGTCTGCATTCTTGCCCACATCCGCAGCAACAAAACCTGCGTCACACTGAATCAAGAACAACTGGCTTGGATCGTCGATCACATCGGCAGTGATCTTGCCGGAAGTGATGTTGACAGAACCTGGGTAGTAGTTCTTCCACGTGGGCTTGCCAGTGGTGGGATCAATGTAGTTGCAGCCGTTAAACACGCCCACCGCAGCAGTGTGTGTAGCAGGGAGAAACCGAGTGATATAACCACCGGAAAGAGCAACCAAGTCACCTTGAAAAATTGTTCCAGCTTGGTTATCAGCAATCTCGTAACCGTACTGTTTCTGAGCACCAGTAGCGGAGAGGTTGCCAATAGGACGCAAGCCAAAAGCCTTGTCGATATTAGGCATTTGTCATTTCCTTAAAAAAGTTGGATTTTGTCAGCCCTTGTTAGAGCCTCCAAAGGATACGCGAGACTGTCGGGTGGGCCGCTGAATGGTCATGCTGTTGTGAGCATTCGCTTTCATCAGCTCATTGTCGGCAGCTTGCAATTGGTCGTTCGCTCGATTACGGTAATACGCATTGCGCTCTTCAACTGTTTCCACAGGGATGCGAGCAAGGAGTAGGCCTCCCACGCTGATCACGCCAGCATGTCGGCCATCTTCCACTGTTGGGACGTGATAGTCGGGGTACTCGTCCCCACGAACCAACTCATACCCCTCGCGGAGTTTTCCAGAGATGTTCGTGCGGTCGTCAATACCACCAGCTTCAGCCCGAATCCAACGGTGCTTGTATCCCGGAGGCGCAGGAGGCGCATCCAGTCGTGAAGGGGGAGCCCAGGGTTTACGTCGCGCATCTTTCTCACGGGATTCGACACCGCGAGAATTGCGATTGAGTACGGGTACTTTAACGTCTGACATGGTCTTACTCCTTTACGTACTTGGCATATTCCTCGAGAGGAACGCCCAGCTTTTTGGCAATTGCAACTTGACTTGGTGTCAATTTGACAGTGCGGCGTGCGTTGTTAATACCCGAGGATCGGGATGCAGGTGCCACCGTTTGCACGTTCCTGGTGGCTCTGTTAGTTTGCGCTTGAGACTGGCCTCCTCCCAGTTTCTGGGGGAAATTCTGTTTCAAGCGTTTGTCAAGCTCATCATAGTACTCCTCGCTGCTTGGGTCAAATCCTTCGGATTGGATTAGCTGGCGATGAATTCCCCACGCTGCGTGGGTCATGGCCGTGTCGCGGCCGTACCAAGGATTGCGCTCTGCCCATTCTTCAACACGAGGATCAACCTCTTGTTGCACTTGGACCTGTGGCTGCTGCGCTGCCTGTTGCGCTGCTACCTGTTGTTGGTAATCCCACTCTTGCTGCTGGCGCTCGCGCTGCTGAGTGGCGGCAGTAAGCTGGCTTTGCTCCAAAGTCAGGGACGTAAGACGCTGCTGGGCCTCTGTTTCAGTGTCAATGTCGCCCTCTTCACGAGCCTTGCGGATGATCTGCTTGAGAGCGACCACTTGCGTCTGCACACGGCCGTTGGCCTCGCCCAGGCGTTCGCTGTCCACGGCCATGTACTGCTGTTCAAGCTGCGTGGCGCGAGCCTGGACGCTCTTGGCATATTCCAATGCCGCCTGCTCACGGCGCTGGGTCTCGCGCAGGCGTGCGGTCAGCTTGTCAATGCGCTTTTTGACGCCTTCGCTGTATTGGTCGAGCTCGCCCCCGGCAGCGTTGTCGCTGCCCTGTGGGGAGGGCGTTTCAACAAGGGGCGCTTGGGGCTTGTCCAGCACTTCAGCAGCGCCGTCCTCCCCGATGGATACGGTGGCTGGACTTTCATCCTCACCGATCTTAAATTGCAGGTCATCATTCATGTCGTTGCTCCTTTACATGTGCAGAATGTCTTCAGGACTGTTCACAACAGCCAAAACTTCGTCGTCGTTCAACAAACGAATCTCACCACCGTCGATTGGGATGCGAGCACCCGCATATCGGCCGAAGATGATCCAGTCACCTGCCTTGCACCACGGTCCGGCGGGAAATTTACTCTCGTCGGCATAGGCAAGATCGCCCACTTTCAAGACGTAGCCGCACGTGGTGCCAAGCTGCGTTCTGCGCTGCGTTTCCTCGGCCAAGACGATGCCGCCTTTGGTCTTCTCCGCGCCGCGATAGGGCAGGATGGCAATGCGCCACCCGGTAGGTTTTGGAATGGTGTCGATGACGGCTTGGGCGAGCTTCTCGGGGTCAAACCCGAGCTCGGTGTAGGCGTCTTCGAGGGCTGGCGGCTTGTTGGCTGCTTCCTCGGCCCACTTACGCTCCAAGGCGGTCATGTTGATTTCAGGTACTGCTGCGGTTTCCATGGTCTTCCTTTCACTTGAGAAAATCGTCGACATCGTCTGTGACCTTTTTGAGCAAGTCTTTCACGGAGTCTTCAACCATTCTCAAACCCTCAAGGCGACCCATCATGAAGCGGTAGCGCTCCATGTCTGTGATGGTTCCGTTCAGGACAATCTGCTTGGATTGATCCTGGAGTTTCCTGATTTCTTTCAGAACTGCTTCTGCAAATTCAAGCATGGTGATTTCCATGAAAAGCAGACGGTACAAGGCCCCGTCTGATAGCGCTTACTCACAACTCAGTATATCTTAACTGGACGATTACCGTCCTTTTTCTTCACAATCATCGCGGGACCTTGAACACCTTTCGGTGTCTTCACCGCGCCGCCCTTGGCCATCTTGGTTTTACCGGCCTTGTCGTATGCGATCGCAGCGGCCTGCTTCACGGCGGCCGACTTGCTCTTTGGCGCACTGGTGCCGATCTTGCCGTCCTTCTTGTAGTCGCGAACAATCTCTCCGATGTTGGAGCTGATTGTCTTCTGGCTAGAACCTTTTTTAAGCGGCATATTGGCCTCCGGGTTGGTTGATCTTGGCTTGCTGCAGTTGCAGCTTCTGCTGGTTAATCTGGTTGGTTTCTTGCGCTTTCTGCTGATCCAGCGCCAAGCGCTGCTGATCAATGTTGATGCGTGCTTGATCCGCCTGGCCGCGCTGGGCAATCTCTTTTTCCTTGAGCACGACCAACGGGTCGGGTCCTTCGCCACCTGCGAAAGCCTCTTGCATGTCCCGCACCTCCTTGATTCCAGCTGCAATGCGCAGGGCAATCATGCCCTCCTTCTGGATGGCAGACACCATGCGATCGGGATCGGTGCCATAGGCCTTGAACAGGTCGGCTTCGACGTCCTCTTCCGCGCGCAGGCGCACGTGATCCAGGATGTGCTTTTGCAGTTCAATCGCGGCCAAGGGGTTGGCCTGCAAAAGAGGTGACAGGCCCATCATCAGGTGCGCTGCCATGTGGGCATCATGCTGCTGGCCGGCAAAGGCTTTGAGCTTCATGCCATTGAGCACGTCGCTGTTCTCAGACGCAGGGTCGCGAGGCGTATTGGTGTTCTGCGGCAACAGCACACCATCAATGTCACGGACGTTCAGCGCTGCATACATGCGGTAGAAGGCCTCGTACATGTTGTGCATGTTCGGGGCGCTCTGTGCAAGCTGCAGCTGCATCTGCGCAAGCTGGATACGCTGAGCGGAGCTGAAGATGTTGGGGTCAGCCACGGGCTGCACCGACACCATGGTGTCAAAGTCCTTCTTCTTGATCTTGCGACTGGCCCCAGGCACGTCGTAGGGGTACTCGTCAGGCATGTACTGGCCAAAGCCTTCGAACAGCAGGCGAAACTCCAGCGTCTGCGCATAGTGCAGGCGCTTGTGGATGCTGGACATGACCATGGAGCCACGCTCCAGCAGCGCTAGGGTCGTTCCGACCTGCGCGTACTGGTTGCCGTCGCCAACTTGCATGTCGGCAGTGCTGGACAGGCGCTTGCCCGAGTCAATCAAGAACCCCATCAGGGCAAACAGCACCTGGCTTGGCTCTTTGTAGGGTAAGGGCATCAAAGAGGCGGAAAGTTCCGCGCCGCCAGCGTCAATGTCACGCCATTCGCCTGGTTGGATCGGATTAGAGTCGTCCGCGATCCGCGCGCCCTTGGCCTTGAAGCCTGCGGGCAGGTTAGACAGAGTTCCAGCGTCGGTCAACTGGCGCAAAGCGCTCGTAGCGGCCTTGCTGAGGCCACCAATGAGGTGCACAAAGCCCAGACCATAGGCTCCTGGGCCTTCGACAAGCACGTAATGCACAAAATAGTTGCGGCGACGGCATTTTTTGTCGTCTTCTTTCCAGTTTCGACGAATTCCGACCACTTTAAGCGTGTCCTCGGCCAGTGTGACGACGTATGGGCGCTTGATCCCGGTCACCTCGCCGTCTTCGTCCTTGTCTTCAAAGCCTGGGATGTCCAAATCAACCAGTTGCTCGAGCAAAAACACCTCTCCAATGTCGTCGGTAGGCTGGATGCCGGTGATTTTGTCAACCGCCTCTTGAATTTGACTCGCATCAGCAGGTGTAGAGTAAGTGTCCAAGAAAATATCGAGGTACTCACCGGCCAAGGCGCGCTTTTTGTACTCGTTGGAGTCCATCGCAATGCGGTGCGTGAGCCGTGGGCATTGGGACACGACACTTGAGCCGTTGTAGGGGATGTAAACGTCGTCTGCCA